GTTCTAGGAAATTCCTCATACTCTCCTGTGTCCTCTGGTGGTGGCTTCTTTCGTGTAGATAAAGGCCTGCATTGATTAAACAACCAATCACCAGTAGCAGGTGCAAAGAGTCTAGGTATATATTCATTCAGAAATTCCTCATGTTCATCCTTCGGTGTACTGGATTCTACCATAGACATATTGTTATTGATAATCATTCTCATTACCTCAATAGGTTACTGATTAATTGCAAAAGTCCGCCGATGATGAAATCCCACTGCATTAGGGCATTACCTCATACTCTTCAGGGTATTCCAATGGATAACCGGATGCCATCTTATATCTAATAGCTTCCTTGAGTGTTAATACTTCCTGACCTCCCCAGAGATCCAAGTAATCAAGTATCTCCTTGACTGCATCCCTGCGTCCCTTGTCATATGCTTCTTGTGTATCCATTAATGCACCTCCATCTTGCCTTTGTATAAGGTTTCATTAATAAACTGTAGTAGGTAGTACTCATCTGCATAGGTTAGACTGTCAAACAAATTTAAGTATGCATCCGGGTAATCATCTGACCAGTCTGGAATCCCAAGCGTGCCTGTGATGAATGCCTCAACTGCATCCCCTAGATTGTCTGCAATGAAGTCTGACGTTGGATTACTCATTCTACTATCCTCTTGAATATCTCTACAAAGATACTGATCCAAGCTACTGCTACTGCCCCGTCCATAGTTATACGCTCCCAATGAATAGTAATCTACCAGTTTCTTGATTGAACCTAAATCGGTAATCAGTTATTTTCCGATGGTTCCGTTGCATGGAATTAATTACGGCAGTCTTCGGGGTCTTGAAGTAGTCCCCAAGTTCTGGATTGTAAATGAACACCATGTTACAGGCCTTCACTGCTGAGGCCCTGAGTGGGTAATTAATCATCTCTTATCCTCAATTGAATTGATGCTCCAGAATCCCCTGCCTGTGGGTTTCAGGTAGTACCATGACCGCAGCCCCCAATGAAACCCTAGAAAGCTGGACCCGTTCGTTATTCCGTACCGTTTCTTATACTTGCGTACTCTCTTGATTGTGTCCATGTCATGCCCCTAGTAATAACTGTTTACCGTATCTCTTCCGGTTTTCTGCTAAGCGTTTCTTTTGGTACCTTGCTGCCTGTACACGGTTATACTTGATAGCTAGTGCCGTGGCATCGGCCATCTCATACAGACTCACGCTTGGTAGGGTATACGGTAGCGGTTCATCGGCCTTCGCCTCCCATGCTAACCGATCCCAAGTGTACGGCTCTCTTTCTGGACTAAACATAATCAACCCTCCTAATCAAAATAATCCGCTAGCCATCCTGCTAGCCAGTACAATGCTATAGCACTGGCACTGATACCGATAATAGAAAGTATGTATGTGGTCATGAATTAATCCAATCGTGACTGAGCATAGAAATCTAGGCCGGTCAATTCTCGCATGGTGTCTGCGTAGCTAATGGCTCCAGCCTCCAATACGTCCACAGACTGACTGGCAAATTCGCTAGGATTCCATAGGTAAAGTCTGCCGGATTGCCATGATTTTTCAAATCCGATTTTCTTTAGATCCTTGGCAATCTTACTGCGGCCATCAACCTTGATTTCTACCCATGCAAAACCACACGGAAAGCTTTCCCCATGTTGTTGGATATAGGCATCAGCCATGCGGTATGCCTGTTGCCCGGCCTTATTATGTGCAGTCAGTAATTCCATGATTGGCTCCTATGTTAGTGTGCAAGGTATACAACATTTTGAACGGTCTTGTCCCAACACTTGCGACAGGTCCCGCACTTGCCCTGATTCTCAAAGGCCCTGCAGGTTGCCTGTGCCGGGTCCGATGTTACTGTGCTAGTGTGCTCTGCATTGGGTGCAGGTCCGTCTATCATTGCACCAGACACTCGGACAATCACATTGTCAGGAAAGGCACCATGCTTTCTGACATATTCCCGCACAAGTGCTTTTTCCTTGGTCGGAATCCAGTGCTTGATCTCGGGCGTGGCCTTGCAGACTTGAATAATGCTCTCCAAGTGTTCCATGCTTTGCAGGTCCCCGGAATCATGCCACCGGAACAGACCACTGGACTTGATCCGTTTTTTGTTCTTCATTAATACAGTCATGGCATCAATCCATGCTGGATTCCCTAGGGCCTTGTGGCGTGTCTCTAGTGCTGCTTGAACATTGCCCCAAGAATACGCACCTTTGCAGGCATAGCACTTGCTGCAGACGCTGCCCGGTACTTTCCTAAGCTTACTGCCTGTCTTACAGAGTGTTGCCGGTAGACTGATTGACATAGTAGGCATTTTGGACGTTTCGGACAGTCCGCCAACGATGGTTTCTGCTTGTTTGATTGTTAGCATGATTGATCTCCTTACTGGTTGAGATGAACGCCCAGTTTATAGACTTGGGCAGGTCTGTCCAATTAAAGATTTTTCCCAGTCATAAACTCAAATAATTGGCTATTCACTACCTCCAATTCCCACAGTCTATCTTTTGCCGTATCAATATCCCCATCGTCTAAATAATAATTAATATCAACAATTAGTGCGTTTATCAGGTAAATCCTCCCGGTTACTTCACCGGACTTTGCAACGAACCTGTCTAATGCTTCTTTTAGGCCTTTGTTCATGATTGATCCCCTTACAGTTTAGGATTAGCGGCGTACGCCTTGACTACGCAATGCCCAGTTTATAGACTTGGGCAGGTCAAAAGATTTTATACCCTATTAAATTAAGTCTATTCTCCAGTAACCCTTGCGGCGGCTTGCTTTAAATGCTGAAGCGTTTTTCTCAGCCATTGCCTTGGTAACCTTGCGGCGTTCTTCAATAGACTGCCCAAAGCTTGTTCCGTAAGTGAAGTCCTGTTGTTTTTTATGCAAGAATAAGTGGGCCAAGGCTTGGTCTTCAGTTTCGTGTACTGTACCCGGCCAAGGTTTAATATTGATATATGCCATGATGTTATCCCCTTACAGTTTAGGATGATCCGCAGCACTATTGCCTTGGATTGGTACAGAATAGCACCGATGCTAGAATTGTCTAATGAAAAGATTCTATGCCTGAATAGATTTTATTGATGGCTTAGGCATGGCTAAAGATAGGCTAAAGATCCACAATCACAGACTCTTTCTCTTGTCCATTCAAAAGATCTAATCCACCTATAAGCATAACTTATGGCTGCCTGTGGATAACTTATGCACAGCTTATGCACAGCCTGTGGATAACTCCACGGCATACGCAGGTTTCACGTGGAACATCCCTATAAATTAAACTGATACGGGTATTAATTCCTTGGATGACCCCCGGGGGGCCCCTTTGGGAGGTCGCAGGATTGTAGTCATAGTCCCCCACACAAGAGAGGTGAAATTGGGAGATAGACAGCAGGTAAGTTTTATGATAACATCTATAGACATTATCAATGGTTAAATCCAAAGGGATCCCATCATGTCCAAACATCTATTTCAACCGGGACAATCCGGTAATCCAGCGGGTCGTAAGAAAGGCCAAGTCAATAAATATACTGAATTAAGTAAGCAGTTACTTTCAGAGAAAGGCCCTGAGATTGTACAGATGGTCATTCAAAAGGCCCTTGAGGGTGACGTTACTTGCCTGAAGATGTGTATGGATCGTATTGTACCTGCCCAAAAAGCCATTGAGGTTAAACATGAGAACCAAGATATGGCAATTAATATTGTGGTAGAATCTATTGGACAAGCTGCATCCAATCAACTATCCCAAAAGGGATATAATGTAATTGAATCTACAGTAGGTGTAGTGGATGCTGAGATAGTGGAATCAGAGGATGGAGATTTTTAATTCCCGAGCGGGAAGATTATTACCCAAATACGGTAAATTTAGCTGAAATATTCCCGAACGGGGTTAAGTTTTTTAAATAAGGAAACGTCATGCCAATTGTAAAGTGTAAGCTACCGAATGGTAAAGTTGGATACAAGTGGGGTAAATCCGGTAAGTGTTATGCCTCCAAGGAGAAAGCAGCTAAACAAGGAGCAGCTATCCGTATCAGGGAAGGGAAACAATAATTGCACATTAATGCAAACATATTTGCCTATACTGTACATTCTAATGCACATGACTGAAATAAGCTATGCCAGAAATTAAAGTAGAACTACACCCGGCACAGCTTGAGATCTTCAAGTCCGAAGCCCGATTTAAGGTAGTGGCTGCTGGTCGTCGGTTTGGTAAGTCCAGACTAGCGGCATGGGTACTTCTCATGGAAGGACTGAAGAGTAAGGACAAGGATGTATTTTACGTAGCCCCAACCTTCCAGCAGGCAAAGGACATCATGTGGGGGCCATTGAAGGAATTGGGGAAGGATTTAATTAAGTCCACCCATGAGAATACTGCAACTATTACTTTGATTAATGATAGAAAGATATTTCTTAAGGGGTCTGATAGACCTGATACTCTCCGTGGTGTGGGTCTAAGGTACGTGGTATTGGATGAATATGCATCCATGAAACCCAGTGTATGGGAGTTAATCCTACGTCCAACATTGGCAGATGTGAAGGGTTCTGCATTATTTATCGGTACTCCTGATGGTAAGAACCACTTCTATGAGTTATGGCAATATGCAGGTGGGGATGACCCGGAGTGGGAACAGTTTAGTTTTAATAGTACAGATAATCCCCTCCTTGATCCTGCAGAAATTGAAGCTGCTCGTAAGTCCATGTCCACCCAAGCCTTCCGTCAAGAGTTTGAAGCCTCCTTTGAATCCTTCAATGGTGGTATTTTCAAGGAGGAATGGTTTGTAGTTAACGAGGAAGAACCGGATGAGGGTAGGTATGTAATTGCAGTGGACCCTGCAGGTTTTGAACAAGTTATGAAAGAACGTGGAGTTAAGGGAAGTAAGCTGGATGAAACAGCCATTGCCTTGGTAAAAGTCTATGAAGATCGGTGGTGGGTGAAGGAGATCCAGCACGGGAGATGGAACATTAAGGAAACAGCGGAAAGAATTCTGGATACTGCCATTGAACATGAAGTTACGTCAGTGGGTATTGAAGCAGGATCATTGAAGAATGCACTCATGCCCTACCTAAGTGACCTCATGAGAGTCCGTGGACAGTGGATTGTTATTGATGACGTAAGCCACGGAGGTAAGAAGAAAACTGACCGTATTACTTGGGCCTTACAAGGAAGGCTGGAACATGGTAAAATACAGTTTAATTATGGCTTTTGGAATCGTGACTTCATAAATCAAATGATGGACTTTCCAAATAGCC